GCGGGGCTCTGGTCGCCACCGACGGTCGCCTGCTCGGGCTTGTCTGAGAACTTCGTCTCGGGCTCGTCGGCCTCGTCAGCCTCGGTGCCGTCAACGTCGCCCTCTTCGGACGAGAACTGGGTCGCCGACGCCTCGTCTGCCTGCTCGGCCATCTCGCGGATCTCCGAGAAGGTGAACCGCTCGACCAGCGTCTCGGCGGGCAGGTTGACCGTCTCGGTCGCCCGCTCGGCGAAGTAGGCCGCGGCCTCGTTGACCTGCTCGGACAGCTCGTCGCGCTCGGCGGTGAGCTCGTCGCGCTCGTCGGAGAGGGCCGAATACTCGGCAACGTTCTCGGCGTGGGCGGTCATGACGTCGGCCAGCGTGGCGCGAACGTCGTCGTCGGAAAGCTCCTCGATGGGAGTCTCAAGTTCGATGTTCTTCATGTTAGAAGTCAGAAATGGTAGCAAACGATCGCCGGATCTGTGCGTGTGACCGCGGCGCGTTCGTGTCCGTGCGCGAATCTGCCGAACCGGGCGCTATGGCTTCATCTCCGCGCGTAAGGCGGTGTTCGTCGACGGCGTTAGAGAAGGCCGGGGAGAGCCCACCGTCGTCGTATCCCCCGGGGAAGGGCGTCAGCGAGAACTCCTGAAGCGTCCCGTCGACAAACTCCAGGTCGCCGTCTTCCGTCTCGGCGAGCTCGATGTCCTGGCCGAAGCCGACCGATCCGTCTGTGATAGCCGGCGGATCATACGTCAAGTCGGCCAGCACGTCCGCCTTCACGGATGAGCCCGTGTTCGGGATGTGGCCCAGCAGCCGGAAGTACCCGTTCGAGAACTTCGCGTCGTTGATCCGGCCGATCTGCTTCATCTGCTGGCCGGAGTGGTCCAGCATGAACGGGACCGGCTTCGAGAAGTTCTCGGCGACGCGCGTTAGGAACGACTCGGTGACGTTGATGCCCTTGCGGACGCCAGGCTCCATCGCCTGAAAGATTACGTCGACGGAGCCGTCTTCGTGGGTCTTGACTCCGTAGCGGTTGAACCCCGGCTCGGGCGTCTCAAACGGGACGATCGGAACCGAGAAGATGCAATCCTCGCTAACGGAGAAGGTCTGTGCGCTCATGGTCTGAAGTGGTCCATTATATGTCGAACTTGCGTGATGATGTAGGTCGCAACCGACGCGAAGCCGAGCGTAAACGCGTTGATGATGATGGTGTTCCGTGTGACGCGCTTATCCAAGTCGGTCAACTCGCTCTCGAACTTGGCGATCTTATCTTCGACGCGAATCTCGAACTTTGAGAGTTCCTTGTCGAGCCGTTCCATCCGGCCGTCAATTCTGGCTGTCCGTTCGTCGAGGCGATAGAGGATTTCCTTAGTTTCGTCGTCCATGTGGAGGGTTACTCGGAGTCAACAGATCGCTGCGGTCGCGACCGACTCGTCGTTGGTCGTTCGGGGTTCTGTCTCGTCTGTACCGATCGGTCGGACGACTCCGTACCCGCGCCCGTTCCCGTCGGAGCACCACCCTCGCGGTGCTGGATGTCGTCACCAACACCGGCGAGGGCGGCCAACTTCGCCATGTGCTCGTCGAGCTCGGCGTCGGTCGGCATTTCCGTCTCGGGGTCGATCCCGACGCGCTTCGCAGCCGCCTCAAAGGTGAGCAGTCCGTTGTTCACCAGTTTGATCGCCAACTCGGCGTCAAGGCGCTCTTCCTCAGAGGAGTGCTGTCCGAAGATGAAATCCGGCGGCACCTCAGACACATCGGCCAACTCGCCGTCGCCGGCCATGATCGACAAGAAGACCTGCTGGCGAATCGTGTGCCGGATGATCCGCCGGTATCGCTGAATCCGTCGGTCGAACTTCGGCATGAGCGCGATCGCCTCGTTGCGGGAGACGTCGCTGTTGATGTTGCCGAGGAACGCCGGCAGCCCCATCCCGGTGTAGACCCGGGACAACAGGTGCTCGAAGGTCGCCTCGAGTCGCATTGCACCCGACGTGCTCGACGTGGAGGTCGCCCCCACAACGTCGTGCTCGACGTCGTGGCCGACCGCCAGCATGGACTCGGGCTCGATGTTGCTTACGTTGTCGAGCCAGTCGTTAATCTGCTGCTGGGTGTAGCCGCGTTCTTCGGTCCCGAGCTTCCAGATGATCGGCGGGTACGCCTTGGTCGCGATGAAGCGGGCCGTGTCGATCTCCATGTCGCGGAGCATATCGGCCTGCTCACGAATCCGGCCGACAAGCGACCGCCCGAAGTCTTCGCCCGGGTGCTTGTGGAAGCGAAGGATCGCCAGGTCGCCAGGCTTGAACTCCTTTTCCTCGCCGTCGATACCGGTGTAGAGGTACTTCAGCGGGTGGCCGAACTTGTCGGGAACGATCTCCAGCGCCTCGGTCGGCAGCACCTTCGGCTTGAAGACGTCTTCCTCGACGACTACTTCCAGCACGCCCGTCCCGTCGACGAGGGCGTGCCAGACCCACTCGTAGAGCGCAAGCTCGAACGTCGGGCTCGTCTCGACGAGGTACTTCAGGTCTGCAATATCCGTCTCGTCCTGTGCCTGCTCGTCGAGGCCGACGATGTTCACCGGGCCGATCGAGTAGCCCGATCCGATCAGGTAGTCGATCAGCGTGTCGACCGCCTCGCCGACGTGCGGGTCCGTATCCGCAATCAGCCGATGATCTTCTATGTCGCGCTGCGGCGGGCTCGACGGCCGGGCTTCGGAGCCACGCCCCTCCGGCTGTCGAACAACTGCGAGCGGCTTATTCAGCGCGAATTGCCGCTGAGAGTCTGAAAGCGATCCATCTGGATTAATAGAAAGCGGCTCATCGAGGTCGCCTCGGGCGTACCGCTCCCAAATATCTTGAGATACCTTTCCCATTTAGCGTGTGTGTCGTCGTTGATACGATCGACTATGCCCGCGAGGCGAGCGGCTGATCTTGGCAGAGCCGAATCCACGGCGGAAGGCGGTTGCCTGTGTCGGTGCATCTACTACGTCCGGTACGTCGGGCTCGGCGAGTGAGCCGTCGCGGTTGATCCGGGCGGGTTCGACGGACTCGCCGGGGCCGGGAACCGCGTCGGGGGCGCGCTGTGCGGGCTCGGTGGCCGGCTGCACCGTGTACCCCGGTGGGTAGGCGGCCAGCACACACGCCATCGCCAGGTCGTCTTTGCCGTCCTTCGAAGTGTCCTTGCCCGTGAACCGCGGGCGCGAGGACTCCATCTTCTCCTTGACGATCGACTCGAGGTGGTCCTTCAGCCGGTCGTGCGGAAGAAGGGTAACGCGGTCGTTGCGAAGGGCGTTATTCATGTCGCCCATCATTTCCGCGACCTTCTTCTTATCGTTAAAGTCGAAGCGGAGGACGCCCCGGCCGATCGACTCTTCGATCTGTCGGGCGAAGATTTCCCCGTGGCTCGTCGAGTCGATTACCAGCAGGTCGGCGTCGATCGCGTTGTAGAGCCACCTGAAGTAGCTCGCTACGTGGCCGGGGTTCGCCCGGTCGGGGCTCTGCACACCAAGCCGGCCGATCGCGCGGTCGTCGACGACCTCGAGATACCGCATATAGCGGCGGTCGTTATCGTGGTCGAAGACGACAGCGACCGTCTCGTCGTGTGTGATACCGACGTCGACACCGATAACTCGGAGGCCGCGCTTCCGGGCGGAGAGGCCGTGGTCGTAGGTGTCTGCCTGGCCCCGGAGCATGGCACGCCGGATCGACTTCGGAGAGAAGAAGCGGTACTTGTCGACGATCGGCCGACAGAGGTACTCCTGGCCGAACCCCTCGGGGTCCGACGCCCGCTCTTCCTCGATGATGTGGAGGTTCATGTCCGGGCGAACCGGGTGAACCTCCTGGTCGAACAGCGAGGTGTGGATGTCGATGTCGTCGGCGTTGTAGAACGACGCCTGCTTGATCGAGATAACCCCGATCGGGTTGCCATCGTCGTCGAGGCCGGTCGGCGTGCCGCGCTCGTGGGTCTGTGTGAAGACGTCGTTTTCGACGTTCGGCGTCGAAATCTGGACCATCTTCCGGTTCTTGCCGAGCGCCAGGAACGCACCGAACGCCCGCTTGACCGTCTTCTGATCCTCCATGAACGCCATCTCGTCGAGCATCACCGCGCGGGCGCTCTTCATCCCGCGAGCCCCGTCGGAGTCGGCGGTGAACGCCTTGTACGACGAGCCGTTCCACAGGACAATCTCGTCGGAAATGCTCTTCGTCGTCGGAATCTCGACCTTGGCGTTCTTGATGAGATTCGCGATGTCCTCGATGCGCTCCTTGGCTTGGTCGAACTTTCGAGCGACGATGCCGTAGTGCGAGTTCGGGGTGATGATGCCTTCCAGCAGGAACGCCAGCGAGAAGATGAACGAATAGCCGATCCGCCGGCCCTTGTAGGTGTTAATCGTCTGCGCGTTGCCGAAGAAATAGGCGTGGATCGCCTTGCGCTGCGGCTCGAACGCAGACAGGTCGCGGACCTCACCGGTGTCCATATCCTGAATCCGGAAGATGTCTTCGGCGATGCGGTCCGGTCGGCCGGCCCACCGCTTCATAAGCACATCCGGATCTACCTCGAGTTGGTCTGCGAATCGCTCGACGACGGAGGTTAGATCAGACATGAGAGTGAGAGGGAATCGGGTTCTCGTCTGATTCAGACGGGAACGCGATACTACAAGAGCCGCATATTGTCGAAGGACATGGGGTTGGTGTCGTTCGCCTGGATGCCGATGCCGCCAGACGTAAAGTCCGTGTTCGGCTCGGCGGTGTTGTCGAGCGTCCGGATCGTGTTCGACTGGTCGTCGAGCAGCGTTACAACAATAACACCGTCAGTCCCCCAGTCGACGCGAACCGTGACCCACGAGTTGACGTAGGCCGACAGATCGAGCGTTGACTGCTCCAACTTGTTCGTCGCGAGCGACGCACCGGGGTCTTCACGGATGATCTTGAAGTCGTCGCCGCGCGGGTCAAGCTCGACGGTGTAGCCGTGGTTCATCGAGTAGGCCTGCGTCCCGAAGGTGAACTTGACGCGGTTGTCGGTGCTCGTCACGTACCAGTCGAACGAGAACGAGTCACCGGCGACCGGGTAGTTGTCAAGCCCGTCACCGGGCAGCGAGATGATCGAGTC